TATGAAACAAATTGCCAATGTTAAGGGAATTGACGATATTGCACTAGATCGATTTATTCTGGCGGGGCATGAGGCAGTTACGAAAAAAATGCTGGCTGCTCCGATTGCGGGGGGGGTTAAGATGGGAACTAAGTACCCAGCGGGCAAATCACCCAAATATCCGCCAAGAGACTGGACTTGTCCAGGTTGCGGGAAATATCACACAAAACCTCATTTTGCATATCCAGGTCAAGTTAGCAAACTTTACGAGCCAGGAGAAGAAGGTCGCGTCAAATTCAACCGCGAGGGCTCTGACATGGATTGTGAGGACGCTACAAAATACGATACGCCAATTAAGGTCATGAAGGAGGCTACGGGCGAGCAATTTAAAAAAGACGGTAATCACCGACCAATATTCTGTCCGCACTGCGGATGGCTTGATACTATCATTTGTATTGTAAAAACTCAAAAGCAGAGGAAAAAATGGCATCTTTAAGTAATTTTCGTAATGACTTTAATGGTAGCACCTTCGGTGGTCAATGGTTGGATTTTAACACTACCGCTGCAACGGCTAGTTCAACCCAGTGTAATTTGAATTATGATTCGAGTGGTACAGCTTTTGGAACCGCTGCTGGTACCCGCTTGGTTACCAACAGTGATGTGCAAATCGAATCATTTACTGATACAACCGCTGATACCACACCCTTCGGTCTAGGTGCGTTCACTGCTAGTACGCAGAGGATGTCGGCAATTGCCGCAGAAGGTAATGCGACATTTAGATTCTCAGACTATGATCTTGTTGATAACCTTAAAAACGCACTTATGCAAATTTTCACGAAAGTTCCAAAGGATCTAGTAAAAACCGACGAAGATAAGAAACTCGTTCTAGCAAAGGAAAAATCTGAAAAACTCCTAAAATCCTGGCTATCGCCCAAAGAGTACCAAGGGCTCCTCAATAAAGGAGAGCTTGAGATTCCCAGTATAATCGACAAAGATACAATCTTCATTATCAAGCGGGACCCAAACGAAATGGTCCAAGTCAGGAAAAATGGAGAAAACCAGCATAGACTCTGTGCAGTGGCCGAGGACCTCGAAATGCCAGTGGGCGACCAGCTTCTATCCAAATTTTTACTTTTGAAAACTGATGAGAAAAAGTTCAAGGAGATAGCGATTAAGCATTGAGAGTTTCGATCATTGTTGAAGATAGTCCAGCAAAACTATCGGAGGCGGTTAATTTTTTTATCGCCGATATCACGCGGGAAAAACTGGTTGATATAAAGTTCACTACTGATGTGACCGATACAGAGAGTTGGTATAACGCCATGATCATTTATGACAAAAAGTGAAAAGACTAACCCTTACAGCAGAAATTGACGAAATGAGTTTTGCCTTGAATGGTAAAATTACTTGCACTGTTAAGATAAGATACAATTCTGCCGTGGGCGGAAAAAAAGACGCATGGTATGTTCTCAATATTTCTGATTTAATTAAGGAGTGGGGAAAATGAATATCGCCGATCTGGATTCTACTGGTAAGGTTCAATGGATTATTTGTCGCCATTGCAAAAAGAAGTATTTATTGAAAGGTGGGAGCAAGCATATTAGAATGTGCACCAAGAAACCAGCGAAGAAGAAAAATTATGATATGTGACGAATGTGGGGGCCTCGACGGCGATCACGATAAAGATTGTTCCTACGAAGATGAAAATAATTAAAAGCGATTCCATCCTCATTTAATCATGCCCCAAGGCTACGAATGGAACGATCCATCTCATGTAGGGAAATCTCTGGTTAGCATCTATGATGTAATGGCAAAGAAATTTTTTGCTGACTCAAAATCTGCTACACCAGAAGAATGGGGCAATTTATACAAATTAGTCAGCACTGCGGGCTATGTGGCACAAATGTACGCATCATTGCTAAAAACACACGAATTCGAGAAACGTCTAAAACGCATTGAAAAAACGTTAAAGAATACATCTGCCGAAGAATTAGCAATGAGATACAATCCAACAATTGTTCATCCAGAGCTGGTGACACAAGATCCACTCCGTTGATTGGCGACTAGCGCAATCCGAGCTAAAACTTAACACAGCGATAGCTTCGCAACTTCCGATGCAAATCCCAGATAACGTTCTGGATTTTATCAAAGAGTTCCGACCACGTATCGGTAGGACTCCATTAAATTTTGACCAAGCTCCATTCTGGATTGAACCAATGATGGACACTTGCCCAGATATCATGTTTATCAATGGACGCCAGACGTTCAAGACAACTAACTCAAGTTCGCTAATTGCATGGGCGGCTCTTGCTAATCCAGGGTGCGAAGTAACCTGGGTTGCTGATGATGAAAATCACCGCGGCGCCTTTTCTGAAAAACGACTTAGAGAAGAAACGTTCCTTTCTAATCCAAGGCTTGAACAATTCCTACCACATGGTCAGGCCAACGTCGGAAGGATAAGATTGCTCAATGGGAGCACAATTTACCTAGTCACGGACGAAAACAAATATCACGCAGTAGAGGGACACTCTAACGAGGTATTGGTACTTGATGAGGCTCAGGCTCAAGATATTGGCTTTCTGCCTGTCGCAATGTATTCACTATCTAAGACACATGGACGACTTTACATTTTCGGTATCGGAGGGGAAGCTGGATCAGATTACGAAAAACGATGGCGTCGTACAGACCAGCGTGAGTGGGTTTATGACGACAAAAAATGGAGAGAAAAACTTGAGTTCGACGCAAACGGAGAAATAAAGAATGAACCCGAAGAAATGGCACAAATACTCAGTGGCGAATGGATCTCTCAAAATCCTAATTCATCAGGAGAGCAGCACGGTTATCACTTCCCTCAAGAAATATTCCCACACGTTCCACTCACGATTGAGGACGCCATTCACAAATATCGCGTACAGCCTGAGCTTTCAATCGAATACCAAGAAAAGCACTATCCCCGTTCTATGTTTCTATCACATTGCCTTGGAGAATTCTTTAAGGCGGAAAGACGACCCATTACGCCTGATATGGTGGAGGCGTGCTATGTCAATGATCTTACATTACTCAAAGCGGACCAAGTCAGAGAACTCAAGGAAATCTATGGGAACGAGATCCTTGTTACTGGTGGCGTAGATTATGGTAGTGGTCCCTCTGCGTCGCAGACTGTTGGTTCGGTGCTTATCCATTGGCGTAAGTCTAAGCGCGTACAGCTTGCATGGATTGATAGGAGGCCGCAAGAGCACCAGCTTTATCAAGCACGCTATCTGGCAGAAATGTTTAGAGATTACGGAATCGACTGCGGGGTTGGGGACCTCGGATATGGAGCCATACAAATAAAATTAATGCAAGATGGCGGACGCGATGATAAAGATGTCAAATTCCAAGGACTCGGCAGTTATCGATTCATGGGATGCCGAACAGTTGGAGATGAGACAAAACCTGAAATGGACTATAACCAAGAGACTGATGAACACGGAACCCAAACGGGCCGATTGCAAATTGACAAAACAACTGTTATTCAGAATTTTGTTGATTTTATCGGAATGAGGGTATCACATCCACTTTATCCACAATCACTCGAAAAGCAGCGACCAATGTTTATGATACCTCACATGAACGATTGGGAAACTGATTTCCTAATGGACGACTTTACTGCGATAACTCGCAAGGACCTGGAAGAAGAACAACAAGTCCGAGTCGAAGATCCGCGACAACGCGCGCGTAAGGAATACAATCATCCGCCAGACTCAGTTATGTCAATTATTTATAACCTAGTTGCCGCCTTAAATTTCAGACCTAGTCAATATTTGATAACCGCCGTAAAGCGCAGACCTCGAATTAGGTGAATATTAACTAAGTCCCGCACTATATAAAGCGCCTAGACTAATGGATCATACGTGGCAACGTGTCTAGGCTATCGCCAAGGAACCAAGTGCATGAAACGCAGCCATTCGACGCGCGCTGACAATTGGCGTGATCATCAGTTATGCTATCAATGCTTTTGTATCTTAATTCTCCATAAAACGCCCCCGCGTGGCATGGGCGGCAAATACCTCAAACCAGAAGAATATTCTGATTTCTTAGCCGTACCAGTCCCACGAACAACTTTAAGTCATAATGTAGTGAAAAAAACACATTGACCTGGCGTTCCAGATTAACCAATGGTTTGACGAAACTTAACCTAATAGTTCCAGCTCCAGCGCGTCCCATAGGATCAGTTAAATCGGTAAATCTCCAATCACTCAAAACCTATATGTCAATGGGTGAGGCAATGCCTGGATTATCTCAACCAGTTTTCGGTCCAGAAATTTCTACCGTGGGCGCGTACTCGCGTGAGGGTTATACCAGTAGAACTTTTGATACACCCGCAATTCCGTTTAAGCAACAAGCACAAGCGCTCCAAGTTGACGAGGATGCGCAACTTGCAATCAATCACTTAGCCAGCCAGGTCACTGGCGGTGAACATTACATTAAAGCTGAAACAAGTGAGTTCGTTGATTATTTTACTGAATTTACAACTGACTTTATGTTTGATACATTTGATACACGACTTGTTAAAGAATTATTATGGTATGGAAATTCTATTTGGAAACCGCGCATGGGAATCGCAAATGTTCGTAGATTTGACGATCTTATGCACATTCCAATTTCATCATTTGTACGAGTTTGGTGGGATCGACAAAGGATTCCATACAAGTACGAATTCCGAGGAGCTGAATACCAAGGCTATCATAATCCAGGTGAGATAATTGCATTCAACTGGAACCCAGTAGATGCTAGTGTATTCGGCACAGGATTCGGAATATCAATGGTTTCTCCACGAATCTTTACAATGCCGACCCCAGAGGGTCCAGTGACAAATACACTGCCAAGTCTCTTGGAGCGAAAGTATGCTACACAGTTCAATATGCAAATGGCTGAGCAACGTTACATCTCACGAAATGTTTGGATGGTACAAAGTGGTTCAGAGGATGAGAGAAAGAATCTTGAAGCCCAGGTTAATAATCTCGAAGTGGGCCAGGACGTAGTAGCTGGAACGAAAGTTGAGGTCCAGGAACTAGGAACGCAAGCTCGTAACTTTAATCCGTCACAATTTGCAGATTTAACAATCGGACCTATCTTTAAGGCCATGAACGACTTTCGTGGCAAACAAGGTAGCAGTGAGTCACATCAGTACGCAAATGCAAAAACATCTGCCGTACTTGACGAAATAGGACTTGCAGCATTTCCAATCGCAGTAAAAGAACAGCTCGTCGAAAAATTCTTCAAGCCTTGGTATGAAGCTAATGGATTACCTGATGTTAAGACTGGCGGATTAACAACGGTCCCCTGGAGAGACTTAGCATTCGAGTTAGAGTTTGGAGAAGTCGAGAAGAAAGATATCAGCGTACAAGATCAAATCAAACTATTAGAAATTTACATAAACTCACCATTGCCAAAGGACCCAGCAGAATTACGCAAACTATTCGAGCAAGCAGGATTAGGACTTACTAAAGATGTCGATGTCCAAATGGAAAAAATGTATAATGATCCAATGAACGTCATGGCATTACAAGGAGTGGGAGCACAACCAGCACAGCCGATGCAAGGCCAGCAACCGTATTATGATAATAACATGAACTTACCACAGCACGACTTAGGCGGTGGTCCAATTCCAAACTTCAATAATCAAGTAATGGGCAGTCCGCCAATGGATAATCCAATCTATGACGACATGGCGCGCGATGTCCGTGGGGATATTCAGAATAAATACAAACGTGGCGATCAATCACAAGACTGGCAAACTGGTAGGGATTACGAATAATGCCTAAAGCCGTCCACGACTTAGCAATAAAACTTCAAGGTAAAGGTAAATCCGAGGATTCTGCATGGGCCATTGCAAATTCACAGTTAGGCAAAACAACTAAAAACGACAAAAACGTTGGAGAGTTAATGGATCAATCTCCAAGTATGACTAATCTAAGGCCAAGTCCACAAAATACAGCGGGCTGGCCAACATCTCAGAATCCTAGTTTCGCAAACGAAGCTGCTGGTGGTTATAGTCCGCCAAATCTCAGCTACGCAGAGGAACCTCCATGTGACATTTGTGGCGGACCAGAACATCCGCCATTGGATCACCCATTTTTACCCAGAATGCCCAATGATCCAATGGCTATGACTCAGATGCCTCAAATGCCAATGCAACCTCCAATGCCTCAAATGCCACAACAACCTCCAATGCAACCAGGCCCAGGAACTCAAACCCCTCCAAATCAAGAAGGTGGTATGGGAAGTGGCCAATATCCACACGGCGGCGGCGGCGGTCCACAGCAAGCTCCTAGTGGCGGCGGTCAATCTGGCGGCGGTGACGGCGGCAGTGGCGGCGGTGACAGCGGCGGTTTTGGCGGCGGCCAAGGTGGATTCGGCGGCGGTGGCAAACCCCCTCCAGGTCCAATCATGTCATTTGAAACCGTTAAAGAATCTATTTTCAAACAACTACTCGATAGGAAAGTTGGTTGCGGTTGTCGGAAATCCAAGAGCGGTTAAAACTCTGCGGGAACTGTAAATGGTTCGTTGCTGGTGGTCAATGTGAAAGAGTTACTGGACGGATCGAAACGACAGATGTTTGTGATATCCATGAGTTTGGCAGCGTTAATCCTATTGATACTCCAACAGTACCTACGATAGATAAAAGCCAAGTAAATTATCGTCCAGGTGAACCTATCTTCAACGCGCAATTCCCAGATCCACTTTTACAAATACAGGAATCTTTTGGCGCAGACCAACTGAAAAATGCAATCCGCGATATGCAAGTACGCGGGATTGACCAAACAGAAATTTTACGAACTATTTTATCATATCTTCAAGAACCCAATCCGAGTGCGAAAGAATGGCCACCAGATATAACAGGGTTGGATCTGCTGGCTCAGGTTCCAATACCAAATATTCCAGCCACGGCATTTCCGCCAATATATCAGCCCAATACTCCTGGACCAACTCAGCCATTCCCGATTTCAAATGTGAATCCATATCCTAATAATCCAACTCCAGACTTTAGAGGTATCGGGGGTATGTCTCATGAATACGATTTTAAAAATTATCCAGCTCAGTCAAGTGACAACTGGCTCGGTTTAGCAAATGACGCTAGGAGTGAACCGCCTACCATTGGAACGACTGGTTTTAATTTTACCAAGACTATACCAGAATGGAGATATAATGTCGAAGATTCTCAAATGCAACCAGCTAGTCGCCCTATTAGCATCCTACCTTCTTCCGACGAACCTAGTATTCGAGAGGCGGAAAGCGATCTCTGGAAATACATCTACCAATCCCACGATAACGATGATATCTGCGCCCGATTCAACGGTAAAGTTTTTGATCTTAACATCAGGCCAAACAGACCAGTCCCGCCAAGTGAGGGTCTTGGCTACACCAATACTCACCCTAACTGTCAGTGCTACTGGGAAATTGTTACTGAGGGGTTCAAACCTAACAAAGTTACCAAAATACCAAAAGAGCACCTTCATTCGGTCAACCGTAAAATTGGGCAACGCGCAAGGCATGGAACTCTCCACACGGTAAAACCCGATGGAAGTTTATCTAATCGAACAAGACACTCTAACCCACTTCATGAAGCTATACTTGAAATTAGAAATGAATTCGGCTGGCTCACAGATGAATATATCGCCTCTGCTAAGGCTCTCGCCGACACAAACGGAGGTCAAATGTATCTCATCCGCGCCAGCCAAGCTACCATTACTGATCATAGATCCGAAGGGGAACCACTTAGAAGGAAATTAGCGCCAGAAGAAATGAATGCAATGGCGCGTACTGCAATTAATCACGGCATGGATATCAATCATAATCCACTTTACACAACCTCAGCAATGATCGTAGATTCTGAATATGACCCAATGCGCCAGGAAATACAGATGCTCGTTATGGAAGAAGATCCAGAAATTAACGCTGCCATCGCAAATGGTATTATAACCGCAGTTTCTATCAACGGGGGATCACCTAGGACTGAGACTATCGAACCTTGCCAACATGGCTGCACAGACAACTCATGTGAGTTATGCCTTGTTCCGCGAGGGGTTGTTTTAGGGGAACTTGATGATGTAGCACTAACCTGGGTGGTCACTCATCCAATGGGATTACAATGGCGCGGAATGAATATTCCATCTGCAATGCCTGGTGTAAAAACTACGGCTATTCAGCCGATTTAATCGCCTTCGGTAACAATATCAGCTCTGCATACAATGGCTGTATCATTAGCAGTAATGTGTCTCATATTGAAAAGGTCACCGTCACGTATTGGAATGTAAAATGGGGCTCTATATGTATCGACGGCTGAGGTTTCTAATGTTATCCAATTAGCACCAGAATCAATGCTGTATTCTACTGCGACTGCGCTATCAGTAGTATAGTAAATTCTGACTTGGCGTGCTTGACCCGCTGCCTCAGATGCCTGAGGTACATCAGTAGCAAACCATTCTTCATTTTGGTCCCTAGGTGTAGTCGCGTTTCCTTTTGGAT